CAGCCAGTGGGGTGTGCCTCCAAAGATAAAATACACCCAACATCATCTTAGCCACGCGGCATATGCATACTACACACAACCCTATGATAACTGTGCTGTGATTTGTCTAGATAGTATTGGCGAGTTTGAGACCCTAACCATGTGGCACGGAAAGAACGGCAAGCTACGCAAGATATATTCACAAGGGTATCCACATAGCCTTGGACTTTTCTACAGTGCTATGACGCAACGTGTTGGGCTAGAACCACAGCGTGATGAATATATGATTTCTGATTGGGCGAGCAAAGGTGACCCTCTAAGATTATACAAGTGTGTGAACAGAGACCTACTAGGTTTTGGTAGAGGGCTACTGTTCCACACCAAAGAAAATATGCACAGAGGTATACGCTGGTGGAGACCTGATCTCCGCACCCAACAGGATATGTACGACATTGCGGCTACTACCCAGATGATTTTTGAAGACAACCTCAGAGCTCTTAGCTACAAAGCGTTCCACGATACTGATGCCCACAACCTTGCACTAGCAGGGGGCGGTGCGTTAAATAAGCAGGGCGTTGATAAGATACGTAAAGATTGGGAAAGCGTATGGGTGCCACCTAATCCTGGCGATCCAGGGTCGTGTGTAGGTGCAGTATTAGCACATACAAAAACAAAAATAGTTTCAGTTGGAAAGAAATGGTATAAGAAATGAGCTATCCTGTAGAGCCAACACAATTCGAAGAATATTTTTTTAAACCAGAATGGTATGAAAGAGATTTCTTTCATAGTCCAGATGGTATTAAGGAATTCCCTCAACATCATTGTAAGCTGACTTACATGTTGAGTAAACCTTATATAAACAAAACACGCACAGCTATTGACATAGGTTGTAGAGACGGAGAATATACACGTTATTTGCAAAATGATTTTGATCATGTCTTTTGTTTTGATGTAAGGCACAGGAGGCTATTTGCGTATAATGCAGATCCAAATAAAACAACACATTTTCGTTGTGCGTTAGGAAACACAAAAAACAAATATCCTAGAGAAGATGAATTTTTTCAAAACTACAAAGAACAAATTTATACGCTCGATAGTTTTAATTTAAGCAATGTTGACTACATAAAAATTGATACAGATGGATTCGAATATGATATAATACAAGGTGCATTAAAAACTATTGAAAAGAATAAGCCTATTATTATTTGTGAAGCGGCGCCTGATGAAGCACAAAGATTTCAAAATCAGCATCATGCTATTGACTTTTTAGTAAAAGAATGTTATTATAGCATAGTAGAAATATGTGATAGAAATATAGATAGAGTACTGGTACCGAATGACTAGACAGAACACAGACTATGGATATGATATACAGAAGGTATATCTTGAGATGATGATGACAGACGCAGAGAGCTTTGTGCGCTGTCAAGCAGTGTTCGATCCACAAACATTTGACAGACGTTTGCAGGAACCTGCTACGTTTTTGAATGACTATGTAACAGAACACAATGCACTGCCTACGTTTGATATGATCAATGCGGCAACAGATGCAGACTTGAAACATCCAGGTGACTTGATGGAGAATCACTATGATTGGTTGTTGCAAGAGTTTGAAACATTCAGCAAGCACAAGGCACTAGAAGCGGCTATCCTTAAGAGTGCTGACTTGCTTGAGAAAGGTGAGTATGGCAGTTGTGAGGACTTGGTTAAGAAGGCTGTGCAGATTGGTTTGCAAAAAGATCTTGGCACTGATTACTTTGCGGATCCTAAGAGCCGTTTGGAAGCGATCAAAGACAAGAACGGACAGATAAGCACAGGCTGGCCGGCACTGGACAAGAAACTGTTTGGTGGATTCAACAGAGGCGAACTGAATATCTTTGCAGGCGGTTCAGGTAGTGGTAAGAGTTTGTTCTTGGCAAACTTGGGTGTAAACTTTGCACTGTCTGGATTGAATGTTGTGTATCTAACATTTGAACTTTCAGAGAACTTGGTTAGTATGCGTGTAGATAGTATGACTACAGATATTCCAAGCAGAGACATTTTCAAGAGCATTGAAGATGTTGAAATGAAAGTTAAAATGATTGGCAAGAAGTCAGGTGCGTTCCAAGTTAAGTATATGCCCACAGGTAAGAACGCAAATGACATACGTTCGTACTTGAAAGAGTATGAGATTAAGACAGGCAAGAAGGTAGACGTATTGCTTGTTGACTACTTGGATCTAATGCATCCTATTGCGGCTAAGATCAGTGCAGAGAACTTGTTTGTGAAAGACAAATATGTGTCAGAAGAACTGCGTAACTTGGCTATGGAACTGAATACAATCTTTGTTACAGCATCGCAGTTGAACAGGAGTTCGGTTGAAGAGATTGAGTTTGATCACTCGCATATCTCGGGTGGTATTAGTAAGATTAACACTGCTGACAACTTGATTGGTATCTTTACAAGTCGTGCAATGCGTGAGCGTGGACGCTATCAGATACAGTTGATGAAGACACGTAGTTCAAGTGGTGTTGGACAAAAGATTGATCTAGAGTTTGATGTAGACAGTTTGCGTATTCGTGACTTGGGCGAGGATGAAGAATACCAAGAATTCAACAAGCGTAAGAGCACAGTGTTTGATCAACTCAAGCGTACAAACGAAACACCAATCGAAAAAGAAGATCCAAGTGAGGGTGATACAGTGGGCAAGATCAAAGCCGAAGTTGGTACAAGTCAACTGCGTAGCTTTATCAACAACTTGGGTGATGTATGAGATTCTACGTAGGCGAATTCAAACGCAGTGAAGACGCAGACTACGACATGTTTGAACATCAAATGATGCGTGAACAATTGGGCGAAGAACTTGTAGAGGACATGCTCAAGTACAGTGCAAGAGCATGGAAAACATACGGCGGCAGTCAAGATTATAGACCCAGCTATTACTTGCATGTACAAGTATACTGCGAATTTGAAAGTGAAAAACATGCAACATGGTTTCAATTAAAATATCCTCATATAAAATCAGTAGAAGTGACCTTCTTAGAGGCTAAATAGATTGCGTTAAAAACGCTAGGCAAACTATTAGACTACAAGAGGCAACAATGAAAACAGATTTAGAAAACATTGAAAGGCTATTAAAAAGATTTAAAAGGCCAGTTCCGCAAGAACAAGAATACCAAGAGAGACTAGCTGAAGAGTTTGAACTTATACTCAAACTACGCTTCACTGAATACTTCCTACAAATATGTGATATCATAGACCTCACCACCGACATCAAGCATATGACTAGAGGGTCGGCGGGTAGCAGCCTTATCTGTTACTTGCTTGGGATTACAGACGTGGATCCCATCAAGTGGAAGATACCTGTGGCGAGGTTTTTAAACCCACTCCGTGATGACCTGCCAGATGTTGATATCGACTTTGAACATTGGCGACAGACAGAAGTAATGAATCGCATATTCAAGAAGTGGCCCGGCATGACGGCAAGGTTAAGCAATTATGTCACGTACAAACCAAAGAGTGCCAAACGAGAAGCGGCCAAAAGATTGGGCGCCACAGGTAGACTTCCTAGAGGCTTTACATACGAATCGGTAGGTGTTGATCCTGTCGAAGCCAAACGTATAGAACGCAAACTACTAGGCAAGAAAAGAGCAATATCAAAACACTGTGGAGGCATCGTAATGTTCACTAGAAAACTACCTAAATCACTAATCTCAGAAGACAATCAAATATTATTAGACAAACACGAAGTTGAGGATCTTGAACATCTCAAGGTTGACATATTAGCCAACAGAGGCTTGAGTCAACTATTGGAAATAGATCCACATACAGCATTAGAAGACTATCCTGAAGAGGATGCAGCAACAGCAGCATTGCTTGCTAGAGGCGATGTACTGGGTGTTACACAAGGTGAGTCACCTGCTATGCGTAGACTGTTTAGAGCAATACAGCCTACCTGTGTGCAAGACTGTGTGTTTGCTACAGCACTGGTACGCCCTGTTGCTATGAGCGGCAGACAAAAAGCAGCAGTGTTTCAAGATTGGAGCCAAGAAGCAACACAAGATTCAATTGTGTTTGAAGATGATGCTATAGAAATTATCAGCAGTATCATTGGAGTAGACGGCTACGAAGCAGACATGTATAGGAGAGCATTTGCTAAAAAGAATGATGAAAAGATTCTTGAGTTTGTTGAACGATTGGGCAACAACCCCAGAAAAGGAGAAGCAATGGCTGCACTCCAGGAACTATCCGGTTTCGGTTTATGCAGGGCACACGCTGTTAATCTTGGGAGACTTATATGGGCACTCGCATATCAAAAAGCACACAACCCAGAAGCATTCTGGAGAGCCAACCTCAAGCACTGCCAAGGCAGCTACAGAGGATGGGTGTATCAAACAGAAGCACACAGACGAGACATCCTAACAGAACCAGGTTGGTGGCATAGAGGCTTCCCTCCAGGATTAGGTGTCCAACAGAAGTTTCTTGAACGTGTGAACTTTGCAGGTGTTATTGCCAATGGTAGAACCTTTCGTGGCAAGAACGGACGCTATGTTACATTCCTCACACTAGGAACCAACTATGGTGAATACATAGATGTTACAGTACAACGTCCATTTCAATACAGAGACGGAGACATAGTTTACGGTTCAGGTGTAGTAAGACATCAGAACAACAGTGACTATATAAACTGTGTGGATGCAAAACTGTACACATTTTCACAGTGGAGACGTTTTGTATATGGAGAAGAGTGATACATTTTGTTCAGCAATATGGAGCAATGTACACATCACACCTGCAGGCGAGCACAAACCTTGTTGTGCTTGGCCTACTACACTGGAGTTTGATAGAGAATCTGTCAAACAGCAAATCAACAACAATCAATACATAGCAGGCTGTAACAACTGCTATGCCTATGAAGCAAACAATCAAACCAGTTTGCGCAATTACTTCAATCACAAACTACAGCCCAGCGAACACATTACCAGTATTGATCTCAGTGTAGACAATGTGTGCAACTATGAATGTGTGATGTGCAGCAGTGAATACAGCAACAAAGCAGCGCACAGAGAAATAAAACTGTTGGGCAACACTGTCGCACCTGAACGACTGTTGCGCAGTGAAGAATACAAAAACATAGATTGGCAACACATACACACTGTGAAGTTCTTTGGCGGAGAACCATTGATATCACCTGGCTTTGCACAGTTTGTAAAATGGAGCAAATCGCAGATTGACTGGACAAAAATAAATGTTGAAATCATAACCAACAACAGTGTTGCACCAAACGCAGATTATGACAACATATTTAGAACTTGCAAATCATTGAGAGTGATAATCAGCAGAGACGGACTGGATACAGTAAATCAATTTCACAGACCCGGTGCACCTGAGTTGGCAGATGAAATACCTAGATTTGATTACTGGCAAACACTGCGATCAGATATAGATATCAGTATAAACAGTGCTGTGGGTATATACAATGCACTGGATCAAGATGCAATGATTTCTTGGTTCTCGCAACATTATCCTGCTTGGAAAATCAATTTGGAAATGATACAGTCACCTGGATTTTTAGATTTGCGTAACATGCCTGAAGAATTAAAACAACAGTATGCACAACACATCAAAGACACACGTATACTGCATTGGATGCAGCAGTTGGGCACAGACCAGTTTAGATACTTTGCTGCTGTTGATCGAGCACTGTACACGCTGTACAGACGCTGTACGAGCACAATAAATCCTGTGTTGTATCAGTTTATACAGCAGCAAAGCGACTTTGCTACTTTTGAGGAGATAAAACAAAACTATGTCTAAAATGCACATATACGGAGACAGTTTTGCAGACCCTGAGTTCAACACTCAAGGACATGATTGGGCATGGACCAAACAGATTGCACAGCGTTACTCAGTGACAAATCATGCACAAGCAGGCACAGGATGTGATTGGAGTTTACAAAAGCTGCTGGCAACAGATTTGCGACCCATTGACAGCGTGGTGTTTGTGTGCGGATATGCCAATAGGTATCACCTAATGCCCAAAAGAGATTTACAAAACTGCACACCCATATTCACTGAATCGTGGTTGCAAAGACAGTACATCAGCACAGTAGCCACAGTGAAAGCAGTGTGTCCTCGTGCAATTGTTTTTCTAGTGGATCAAAACACTGTGCAACATCACATATATGATGGTTACAGTTTCCGTGTGCATCCTACACCACTGTTAGACATATATGAACGAGACAATCTCACATACCGCAGTGATGATTGGCCAGATCAAGGCAACAGAGACAGACGTCCAAATCATTTACAACAGGCCAATCATGAATATATACTAAAAACCATTGAGGACTTTGTATGCAAGTAACAGTTGTAAAACAACAAGAATTTCATGTGCCCGCTGGATTGGATTGGATAGGCAGCGAGCATACACATGTATTGGCTTGGCAAGAAGATGCTACCACAATTGACTATTGGACAGAGCTGTTTGATCCTGAGTGTGCAGCAGCAGTAAAACGTGAATGGCAACAGGGCAAGCTGACCATACACACAGGATTCAGTCACGAACAACAGGGCGTTGAGATCTGGGAAGGCATGGACAAGTTGATTGCTTTCAGCAGCAGACAGTGCAACACACAAAAACCACAGCGCCACTATGTTAACATGAACTTCACCAGCAGATGGCACAGACGCAGAATGCTCACAGAATTACGCAAGGTCAACATGATCGACCGTGGATTGATCAGTTGGGGTGGTGACAAACAGCCATTGAAGGATCACTGGTTCCCCGATGTGTGGAGACAGACTGAACCACCAGAACAGTATGTGCACACCAATGACGAACAGGACATGCCTTCGCCTCCTGTGGACATATGGAGTCAAACTGCATTCAATCTCATCAGCGAAGCACATCACAATGATGTAGGACATCAGTTCAGTGAAAAAACTTGGCAAGCCATATGGTTGCAACGTCCGTTTCTCATCAATGGTGCACCAGGTATACATGCTGAATTGCAGCGTCAAGGATATGCATTGATGCCTTGGGTGGATTATGCATTTGATACAGAACCGGATGCTGCTCGTAGAATAAAGATGTTGGCTGAACAAGTGGCAAAACTGTGCACCGACTTGACACCTGGACAGATTGCAAGACAAACCAGAAAGCTCACTGCACACAATCTATCAACATTGAAAAACAGTGTGCTTGGAGACACACCACCTGCAGTGATTGATCTACCCACGGTGAGCACAGGAGCACGTGGCATCATCGATTATATACACCGTGTGAGAACAGCCGTTGCTGAACTATAACACTGTATATGCAAAGAAACACGGTGGTGTGCTGCGTGAATGGTTTGGTGTGCACACACTGTTTCCTGACCTGATATATCAGTACAATGCAAACAGTGCATTTGTGTACGATCTCTACGACATCGAAACAGGCGATGCTTGGTGTGCACCAAGAGTGTGTTCACATGTGGTATCAGATGATCGCAGCAGAATATACATCAACCTCTCCAGTGAAAACTGCACACCAACACCTGCGGCCATGGCCAAGTACACTGATTTCATTGAACAGTTGACAGTGCCAAACCATAGAATCACAGTGTTGTGCAGTCAACAAGATGTGTTGGATTATGTAGCACAGGGCTGGGGTACACAGTCACAGCTGGTGAACTTCTGGGAAACACACACAGCATTGGTTTTGCGCAACAACCGTTACACACTAGAGCCCACACACAGAATCTCCTGTCTCAACAGACGCTACACACCAGAACGTGCAACTGCAATACACGCACTGTGGCCACACATACAAAACGTGTACTACACACTGGGTGCAGGTGCAGGTTGGCATGAAGTTGAACATGCAGAATACCAACTGGATGAATGGCAAGGATACGACACTCACACAAGAGACACTGTGCTGCACTGGCAGAACACACAACAGCCTTGGCAAGATCTCAATCACACTGTGGACCACACAGAATGGGATACAGGTCATTTGTGCACTGCTCAAGGCAGAGGCAGTGTTGCACTGGTTGTGGAAAGCAGAACACGCACACGCATGACAGAAAGACCTGCATTTGTAACTGAAAAGACCTACAGATGTTTTGGCATGGGCATACCCGCAATTGTTATAGGACATCCAAATATACGACAAACACTGGCAGACCAAGGATATGCATTGCCTGAATACCGTGATGCAGTACAATACGCAGTACAACTGGCCAGCACCAACGACAAACAGTTCCGCAAACAACTGAAACAGTTGCAGCGTATAGCTGAACACAATCTCCGGAACTTCCACAGCCGAACAGCCGCGAAGCGGTAAAAGCCCCAACGCCGCTTGCGGTTCTGCGCAAAATGCCACAGTGCAGCGAAGCTGCTTGCGGTAAACGCACTCAGCTACTATATCACATCATAAATAAAAAAATCTCTACACCGGCTCATACGGTACCTAACGACACGCCGTACGGTGTCTAACGACAAGGTTATGATTTTTATATGATTTTAGGTGTAAAACTCACACTGCTACTCAAGTAAAAGTACGCTAACAAACGGTCACGATCTGATTCAAACAACAGAGTACT